CTGCTCCTGATACTTTATCAAGAGATACAATTATATCTTCATCAAACGGTGATGCTGCAGTAAATTTTTCAGCAGGTACTAAAAATGTATTCTGTACATTACCAGCGAAGAAAACTATCTCTCCAGTAATGGATGCAACAACTTTTGTTGTAACACATAATTCAACTTTATCTGAAGACCAAACTCTAGATTCAGGCGTATTAGCAGGACCAGTAACTATTACTGGAACACAAACAGTAACAGGAACATTGGTAATTATTTAATGAGTAAAATAGAAGTTAATCAAATATCATCACAATGCGGATCAACATTAACGATTGGTCAATCAGGTGATACTATTCAATTAGCTTGTGGAGCAACTCAAACAGGTTTTGGAAGAACTGGAACTGTTGATTGGGACACTACAGCAAAGACTGCTAGTTTTACTGCTGTAAGTGGTAATGGATATTTTGTTAATACTACATCAGGAGCTATCACAGTTACTTTACCAGCAGGTTCTGCTGGTTCAATTGTATCACTAAAAGATTATGCAAATACTTGGCAAACTAATAATGTAACAGTTACACCAAATGGAACAGATAAAATTAATGGTGTAAATGCTAATGCAACTTTAAGTACACAAGATCAATCAGTAACTTTAGTTTATGTAGATTCAACAAAAGGTTGGAGAGCAGTTCAAGATTCAACATCAGATGTTAGTGGATCTGCATATATTACAGCAACAGGTGGAACAGTTACTTGTTGTGGAGATTACAAAATTCACACATTTACAAGTCCAGGAACTTTTACAGTAACAGGAGGAGGAGGTTCATTAGCAGTAGTAGATTATTTAGTAGTTGCTGGTGGTGGTGGAGGAGGAGCAAATAATAGTGGCGGTGGTGGTGGAGGAGGTTTTAGATTATCTAATTCAACTTGTATGCCAGCTCCCTTAACTTCACCTTTAGCAAACCCAACAGGCATACCAGTTACAATACAAGGTTATCCAATATCAGTAGGTGGTGGTGGGGCTGGAGCACCTTTTCCTGCTGGACCTAATACTGCAGGTGATGGTAGTAATTCAATTTTTTCAACAATAACATCTGCTGGAGGAGGTGGTGGAGCACCTACTTCTAATTCAGTAGGTAGACCTGGTGGATCTGGTGGTGGAGGTAGAGGTTCTCCTTCTTGGCCAGGAACAGGTTTTGCAGGTGGCACAGGAAATACACCTCCTGTATCTCCTCCTCAAGGAAATGATGGTGGTAGAGGAGCAGATGGTAATGTTGCTTTTACAGCTGGCGGTGGTGGCGGTGGCGCTGGAGCTGTTGGTTCAGATTCTGGACCTAGTGAAGGTGGAAATGGAGGAATAGGTTCATATATTGCTAGTTCAGGTTTTGCAGGATGTAATGGAACACCAGGTCCAGTTTGTGGAGCTAAATATTTTTCTGGTGGCGGTGGCGGTTCAATTAATCTAGTAAATCCTGCAACTGCTGGTGTTGGTGGAATAGGTGGAGGTGGAGATGGTACTGACGCAACACAAGGTGCTGGTGGGGGAACTGCAGGTACAGCAAATACTGGTGGAGGTGGTGGTTCAGAAAATGGGACTACTTGTGGTAATGCAGGTGGATCAGGTATAGTAATAATAAGGTATAAATATCAAAATTAATTATGGCAAGTACAATTAAAGTAAATAATATTCAAAATCAATGCGGTGCTAACATCGCTAACAAATGTGGAACAACCATTACACTTGGTGCAAGTGGCGATACCATTACTCTTGCATGTGGTGCAAGTCAAACAGGATTCGGTAGAACAGGAACAGTAGACTGGGATACTACAGCTAAAACGGCATCATTCACAGCAGTGAGTGGAACAGGATATTTTGTTAATACGACAAGTGGAGCTATTACAGTTACATTGCCAGCAGGATCCGCTGGAGATATAGTTTCTTTAGCTGACTACGCAGCTACTTGGCAAACAAATGCAGTTACAGTTACACCTAATGGTACAGATAAAATTGGTGGAGTTAATAATTCTGTAACTTTAAATACAGAAGGTCAATCAGTTACTTTTATATATTCAGATTCTACACAAGGTTGGATTAATACAATGGATTCTACATCTAATGAAAGAGCTAGTGCTTTTATAAATGCAACAGGTGGAACTATCACTACTTGTGGTAATTGTAAAATTCATACATTTACAGGACCAGGCACTTTTTGTGTATCTAGTTTAGCTCTTTGTTCAGCAAATAATGAAGTTTCATATATGGTTGTCGCTGGAGGAGGTGGAGCTGGAGCGGAAAGAGGAGGAGGTGGTGGAGCTGGAGGATTTAGAGAAGATAAATCTCCTGTTACTCCATATACAGCAAGTCCTTTAGATGGTGCAGGTCCAATAACAGTAACAGCTACAGGTTATCCAATAACAGTTGGTGGAGGTGGTGCTACTCCAGGTGTTGCAGGAGCAAATTCAGTTTTTTCAACAATAACATCTGCAGGTGGTGCTGGTGGTGGATATTATGGAAATGGCGGAAATGGTGGTTCAGGTGGTGGTGGATCAAATGATACTAATGTAGGAGGATCAGGTAATACTCCCCCTGTTAGTCCGCCACAAGGAAATGATGGTGGTGATTCAACAACAGGTGGTGGTGCAGCAGGTGCTGGTGGTGGCGGTGGTGCTACAGCAGCAGGTAGTAATGGAAATTCATCTGTTGGTGGTAATGGTGGAAATGGTGCAACAACAAGTATTTCAGCAACTCCAACAGCTTATGCTGGTGGCGGTGGTGGAGGTGTAGATGCATGTGGATCATCTGCTGGAACTGGTGGAACTGGTGGTGGAGGTCCTGGAGGTAAAACACCAACTGTTGGAACACCAGGAACCGCTAATACAGGCGGCGGCGGTGGAGGTACAGGATATAATGGTACTGCAAGTGGCACAGGCGGTAGCGGAATTGTTATAATAAGGTATAAATATCAATAGGTAAATTATGAGTGAAGTAAAAGTAAATAAAATTAGTCCAAGAACAAATTGTGGTACAACACAATTAGGGGATGCTGGAGATACAATCACTGTTACAGGTGATCTAAAATCGAATTCATTAAAATCAGCATCAGGTTCTACAATTACATTAGGACAATCAGGTGACACAATCCAATTAGGTTGTGGTGCAACACAAACAGGTTTTGGTCGTACAGGTACAGTGGATTGGGATACGACTGCAAAGACAGCTTCATTCACAGCGGTTTCAGGGAATGGTTATTTTGTAAATACGGCTTCAGGAGCGATTACAGTTACTATGCCAGCCTCACCATCAGCTGGAGATATTGTTGCCTTATCTGATTATGCAGGAACTTGGGGAACCAATAATGTAAATCTTTCTTCAGCAAATTATAATGGTGCAACTGGAACTCCAGCTTTAGATACACCTAATCAAACAGTATTTTTAGTTTATGTAGATGGTACAAAAGGTTGGATTACTACAAATGAAAGTACAACAAGAGTATCTGGTTTTCAAGGAATAGTAGCTACAGGGGGTACAATTCTTACATGTGGTAATTATAAAACACATGTCTTTACAGGACCAGGAACTTTTTGTGTTTCATGTGCAGGACCAGGAACTGTAGAATATTTAGTAGTAGCTGGTGGTGGAGGTGGAAATTCAGATTGGTCTGGTGGTTCAGGAGCTGGAGGTTGGAGATCTTATACTTCTTTACCAGCAGCACACCCTTTAAATGCTCCAGCAGCTTTACCAGTTACAGCGACAGCTTACCCAATAACAGTTGGAGCTGGTGCAAGTGGTGGAACAGGACCCAATGGTTTAGCTCCTGCTAATGGATCTCCTTCTACATTTTCTACAATTACATCAACAGGTGGTGGAAGAGCAGGACAAGAAAATGCTGGTACAGGAGGTATACCAGGAGGTTCAGGTGGTGGAAATTATTATGCTTCCCTAACTGTTGGAGCAGGAAATACACCCCCTGTTAGTCCGCCTCAAGGAGAACCAGGTGGAGGTGACCCAAGACCACCACTTTCTTATGGTGGCGGTGGTGGAGCTGCTCAAGCAGGTCAAGTAGGGTCTATTCCACAAGCTGCTGGAGCAGGAGGTAATGGTGCTTATGTTCCAGATGCTTTTTTTGGTCCAACAGCTCCAAGTTATGGACAAAGTCCAGCACCTTTAGCACCTAACGGAAGATATTTTGCTGGTGGGTCAAGTAGTATGGGTGCATGTGCATGTGGTACACAGCAGTGTGGAGGTGCAGGTGGAGGTGGAAAAGGTGGTGTAGGAACTAATTGTGGTAATGCTACTGCAACTGCTGGAGCAGTAAATACTGGTGGTGGCGGTGGATCTGGTGGAGGAAATGAACAGCCTAATCCAGGTAAAGCTGGAGGATCAGGAATTGTTGCTATAAGATATAGATATCAATAATGGTTTTATTTGAAGTTCCTTTATTTATAGAGAAACTTAATTTAGATAATAAATTAATTTTAAATATTTGTAAAAATATACACAAAAAAGATAAAGGTGTAGTCAAAAGTAATCTAGGCGGTTGGCATTCTTCTTCAATAAAGAAAGAAGATTTTGATGTATTGTTCGATATAATACTTACAAAAGCTAATTTATTTTGTAAAAAATTTAATAAAAAAACACCTATATATTTTACGGATGCTTGGATAAATATTAATAATTATAAGGATTCAAATCAATTACATTTTCATCCTCATTCTTTTTTATCAGGAGTATATTATATTGAAGTACCTATAAATTCAGGAAATATAGTATTTGAAAACCCTGGACAAGATGTTATGTGTAGCAATTGGGATATAAATGATATTGAAAATTTTAATTCACTAAATTCACCTTATTATAAGGTAGTACCAGAAACAGGTAATTTACTATTATTTCCTTCTTGGTTAAAACATTCAGTAGAATCCAATATGACAAATAAAGAAAGAGTATCAATTTCTTTTAATTTGAGCTAAAAATATGGTATTTACAGTCAAATAAAAATAATATATAAGGAGAAACATTATGGCACATTTTGCAAAACTAGGAGCAAACGGAAAAGTTATTCAAGTATTAACACTTGATAATGACAATATGTTAAATGCTGACGGAGTGGAAGACGAAGCAGTAGGTCAACAATATTTAGAACAACACAATAATTGGCCTGCACAAATGTGGATTCAAACTTCATACAATACAGTAGGTGGACAACATAGAAACGGTGGAACTGCATTTAGAGGAAACTATGCAGGTATTGGTTATACTTGGGATGAAGATGATCAAATCTTCTGGCCAAAAAAACCTTACGCTTCATGGGTAAAAAATATTTCAGAAGCAAGATGGCAATCTCCAATCGGAGATGCACCTGCTTTAACTCAAGAACAACAAGATCAAAATACAGCTAATACTCATAGATGGCAGTATGTTTGGAATGAAGAAACTCAAGCCTGGGATTTGACAAACGGTTTAGCATAATATATATCTGGTGGTGGTATGCAAAAGAAAGTTTTAACAGAGCAAGCTTTATACTTCGGTGATGTTTCAATGCCTAAAGGTTTTGAGATAGATCGAGATAAATTATCAGGCGATATTTTACAATCTACATTTACTGATTCAGAGTTTCCATTTTCAAGAACATGGGACATGTTGAATACGTATATGCGTGAGCATATAAATTTAGAATATGGTTTCCAACTTGTGAATAAAAGAACTTGGGGTGATATGTACAAACCAAATCAACAGACAGAACCATTACTTAATATTGATCCTGTAGATTTAAGAAACTCACCAGATTACACTTTACTATATGGTGTTAAAACTAATAACTGTTTTGTCAGAATTTTCTATGATGATAATAGAAGAAAAGGAAGAAGTTGGGATATAGAATTAAAAGATAATATGTTTATTATGTTTCCATCAACAAATATGTATTATTTAAACAACAGACAGAAAGATAGTTTGAATTTTGTTCAAACAATAACTTATGAATATATCTAATTATTATTGGTATTTTACATCAGCTATACCACCAAAACTATGTGATGACATAATTAAATATGGTTTATCACAAGCAGAAACTATGGCGAGAACTGGTGGATATGGAGATAGAGAACTTACTAAAGAAGAAATAAAAGATATGAAAAGAAAAAGAAATTCAGATTTAGTATGGCTCAATGATCCATGGATATATAGAGAATTGCATCCATACATTCACCAAGCAAATAGAGCCGCAGGTTGGAATTTTGAATGGGATAGATCAGAGTCTTGTCAATTTACAAAATATAAATTAAACCAGTATTATGACTGGCATTGTGATGGTTGGGATAAACCATATGAAAAACAAGGTCCTGAACATGGTAAAATTAGAAAGCTTTCGATGACTTGTCAATTAACCGATGGGTCCGAATATGAAGGGGGTGAATTAGAGTTTGATTTTAGAAACTATGAACCCCATATGAGAGAAGAAGCTAAACATTTAAGGCAAGCAAAAGAAATACTTCCGAAAGGATCTATTATTGTGTTTCCTTCATTTGTATGGCATAGAGTTAAACCTGTAACGAAAGGAGTGCGATATTCATTGGTCATGTGGAATCTTGGATATCCGTTTAAATAATGCAAATAACAGAATATTTTAAAACACCAATATGGATTGAAGACAAACCAGAGTTTGTTAAATCCTTAAACAAAGCATCTAATCAATATATTAAAGATGCTAAAAAAAGAGAAAAAGAATTTATTAAAAAACATGGTGACTTTGGAAGAAGTTATCATTCAACACCACTTACCATGGATAATAACTTTTTAGATTTTAGAAACTATGTAGGTCAAAAGTCTTGGGAGTTTTTAGATTGGTGTGGTTTTGATATGCAGCAATATACAACTATGTTTAGTGAGTTATGGGTACAAGAGTTTGCTAAAAATGGTGGTGGTCATCATTCAGCTCATATTCATTGGAATCAACATGTATCAGGATTTTATTTTTTAAAATGCTCTGATAAAACTTCTTATCCAATATTTCATGAACCAAGAACAGGTGCACGAGCTACAAAATTAAAAATGAAACCTGGCAATGGTGTATTTCATGGAACTGAATTAGTAC